CTGCGTTTCCAGCCGCTCCTGAAACCGCAATCTGTTCTTGAGGCTCTCTATCTCAGATAACAGGTACTTCATGTCGGTTTCGTAGCTCATAACTCGCCTCTTAGTGCCACCATTAACTCCTCTGCTTTTCTGCCAGTTCCTGCGTCCGCTGTTACAACCGCACTCATAGCCGATAAGTGGCAGTCGGTCGTGTAGCCCTTTGCTGTTGCCGTCACCTTGTCGCCGAATCCGTAGTTGATGGCATATCTGAAACCATCTGTATCAACAAGATTCCCTGTCATATATAATTTTGGCTTTTTCTCTTCCAGTCCGGAGTAGGCCTTGTCCTCAAGTTGGGCCGTGTTTCCGGTCTCTGTGTTGCGGGCATCAACAAAGATTTCACGCCGGTTGTAGGGGCTTGCCTTACTTCGGACAGTATCTTCCGCCTCGTACGTTTCACGGCTTGAGGCTTCGCCGTGTCCTCCGGCATAGGCCACGTTCGCTTCGGATTTCCGGTCAAACAGAACGACTTTGGCGTTCTGAAGGTTCCCATACTGAGGGCCGATAAGTCTCAGTCCGGCGTCACCGCCTTGTGTATGGTCTTGTCCCCGCTGGCCGGTATAGGTGCGAAACTCGAAGTTCGCCCGGGACGTCCTCACCACGTCAAAGGCCAGGTAAGTGCCCCTATCCGTGCTGGTTTGTGCGAAGTCCCTCAAAGCCGATAACACGTTGTCGTAAGCCATAGCCTTGTTAATCGAGGCGCCCAGGGAGAGATCTGGCGCTATCGTGAAATTGGACAGGTTTCGGTCTGTGTCCGTTGCTGACACCAGGTTCTCGCTGACAACCTCTTTGCACATATCATCGGCATAATCGGCTTTTGACGCCTGAGAGGATAGCGAGGCGTAAGCCACTATCCGGGATGTCAGTAGGTAGTTCGCATCATAGGCTTTTAGGTGATAAAATCCGCGTCCGTCACTGTCATCAAACAGTTCTGCGTAACGGAGGAAGTACGCGGTTTCATTAAGGATTCCGCCATTGCGCTCTATTTCAATAATTTGGTCAACAGCCAGGAACGATGGGGAGGCGATTTTCTCTTCTGGAATCCACAACTCGGCAACCCCATCCGTGTTTTCCGCCCGCGCCCACGTCAGCTTGTTAAATCCTGATAAATCCGCTATTGGAGTGCCGGATGGTGTAAGCAGGGTAACGGTATACTTAGGCATATCGGCTCCCCTCGATATTGCCGAATGTCGGCGTCCATATCATCGCCGCGCTGGTATCCCCGTCCGTGCCAGTCATCAGGAACGAGATTGAATTAGTCCCCTTGCGCAGGTAGAAGTCGGCCAGGTCAGAACCAGGTGCGATGTAGGATAAGCAGTTACCGCGATAGGTGGACTCCGCGCTGATGTTCCCAGGTTCAAAGTTTATCGTCAATATTTCTCCCGTTAGCAAGGTCAAGCCAACAAATCCGACTTGCGCCCCGGTAGTGTTGTTGCTGAGCTTGTGCAACGTCCCCGGCCCGTTGATGCGCACCTTCGGATAGCAGTTCGCCCCGCCGTCGTTGGTTGCAGTGATGGTACCGGCGGCTGTAGCGGTACCGGTAGTATTATAACCAATTATTAATTGATTGTTTTCGGTTATTAAGATTGCAAATACTGTTGGACTGCCTGGAAGATCGACGCTCAGAGCCTGCCACACACCATCTCTCCAGATAGCGAATCTATCTGTGAGGATAGGTCCTCCGGTAATTGTGAAAGCTCCCCCTGCATATAAATTGCCACTGGCATCTGCGGCCAAAGCATAGACGAAATTGTTCATCCCACTTCCAAGAGCAGACCAGGAACTTCCATTCCACTTTGCAACATAGTTTACGGTCACACCTCCAGCAGTCGTGAAATATCCCCCCGCATAAAGATTTCCGCTGGCATCTATAGCTAAGGCGTAGACACTTCCATTCATCCCACTTCCAAGAGCAGACCAGGAACTTCCATTCCACTTTGCAACATAGTTTACGGTCACACCTCCCGCAGTCGTGAAATCACCTCCTGCGTACAGATTTCCGCTGGCATCTATAGCTAAGGCGTAGACGCCTGATCCATTCATCCCACTTCCAAGAGCAGACCAGGAACTTCCATTCCACTTTGCAACATAGTTTACGGTCACACCTCCAGCAGTTGTAAATGCTCCCCCTGCGTATAGATTGCCACTGGCATCTGCGGCCAAAGCCCGGACAAATCCATTCATCCCACTACCGAGTGCCGACCAGGAACTTCCATTCCACTTTGCAACATAGTTTACAGTCACACCTCCGGCAGTTGTGAATTCCCCTCCCGCGTACAGATTGCCGTTGGCATCTGTGGCTAAGGCATAGACATTCCCATTCATCCCACTACTCAAAGCGGCGAATATCCCATCGCTATCCTGCATGAGGATACGGTTCGCATTCGCGAGGCTATCCGCAAAGTCAAGCTGGACGCCCTTCTGATAGGCTCCTGGTAGAATGGAATCCAGCGCCGTGAAGCTTAGAATGTCTTCCTGTAGCGCGGGCGTTTGTGGCGGGTCGGTATGGGATACCTGCGGGATGCAAACAATATCAAGCGGTTCGGTCGCCTCATTTCCGCTCGCATCAGTGCCTTGAAAGCGTAAGACCATCGGCTGATTAATACCCGTATAGTCTGGCCGGATTGCATCAAGTATCGGGTTTTTGTCGTCCCACATTTCGGACATAGAACCGGTGTAATGTAACAGTAAACTAAAGTTGCGCGGCTTGCGGGTGTGGCCCTCATAAATTGCGCCGCCGGTGATGATATTTGTGTAGTGTTGAGAGAAGGTTCCCATTCCCAGGCCCATCACACCAGCGAGGGTGCAGTAATCCGACATATTCAGCAGGCTCCCCCCCGCCCGCGTCTTAGCCGTCCGATAGCTTGTTGACCCGTGCCGCGCCCCGTTCCAACCGAAGTCTTTTTGGTCAATGACAAAGCCGATAGAGTCACCATCAAAATAGGTCGTGGCCTCGGACCCGACCTCAAATTGCAGGCCGTCAATGTAGAAGTAATCCGTTCCGGTTTCGCCAGCCTCCCGGACAACGTAAAGACGCCAGTCTTCATCGGCCGTTGCGGTGAAAGATACTTCCAGTCGCTGCCAGTATCCAGTACCCGTAAAGGCTAATTGGGCCCGTTCGGTTGGGGTAGTGTTCTGCAATTGCAGTTTGTAGTCCTGACCGGAAACACCCAACACGTCCACAGAGAACACATAAGCAACCCCGCTGGTAACAGACACAGTACTGAAGTAGGTTCCGCTCTCTGTGCTGGCAACAGGAGTAATCCGCAAAGCCCAGGCCCCCCGCCTTTGGTGTGTTGTAGTACGGGTAAGCGTTGCGCCGCCTACCGCCGTGTACCCTGTCGTGTTGGTTTCAAAAGATGGGTTCGTGACAAGGTTCGTCGCGGCCTGCGGGACTACAATTTTGAAATTTAAGTTTACGAGTTCTGGTATGGTCATGAGTTGAACACCCTCAATATTTCTAGGCTCGAGATGATCTCAGCCTGATTTGCCGTAGTCGGCATTGTGACATAGTAGTTGTTCGTCGCGCCGCCGCCGCCGTTGCCAGACTCCTGTAATATCCGTTTCGCATCCGCCCTTGATAGAACGTACCCATTTTGTGAAGGCACGAACATCTCGCCTCGATAGCCGTACTCTTGCCACAGATAGGGGTTATTGGCGGATACTGGACCGCCGGTAGGCCGGTTAGCCTGCTGGTTTATCATATTCTGCATTCCACCCCAGCCCGTAGTAACCGATCCTACATTTTCCCACTTCAAACGGATTGCGACCTCAACGTCACTAAGACCGTCAAGCTCATCGCCAAACTCTTTGACCAGACGGTTATATTCGGCCTGTGTGATTACGCCGTCATCGAGAAGCTGTTTATAATCATCCATTTTCTCATATGCTAGCATGGTCTTTTCGTCAACAAGCCCCATCGCAATAGCTAAATCAAGAGCGGCTTCTTCTGATAGTCCCTGACTAGCGATATTGAATAAAAGCGTCTCTGTATATGACCTCATGGCTTGATCTGCTGTGATAGTGCTGTCTGAGACACCCGACATCGCGCCGCTGTAATCTTCTCCGGCGATTGAGGCGGCTATCATATCTTCGGCGGTCTGGTCAACCATTGCATCAAAGGCTATGGTCTTTTTTGTTACCTCTTCGGTAACATCATTGATGTCCAGATAGCCCTTGTGTACTTCGCCTTGATAGTGGTTATATTCCTGTTGGGTGATAACTCCGGTCGCAAGGGCGTCATTCAACACGCCCTGAAAATCTGCTGCGTTTCCAAGTGTGTCCGCAAGGTCCCTAATGGCCGGTTCAAGTATTCTCGATATATCTGTTTTTACAACGGTCGCCCAATTCGAGAACGAGGCCTCAAGTCTCATAAAGTCGCCAATACTTTCATCGGCTGCACTACCAACCCGCTCAATCTGTTCTTCGGCTTGCTGTAGGAAGGCCTCATTAAAGGCTTCAGAAGCGGATAGACCGGACTTTTCAAGCTCTTTGACCTTCTCATCAAAGCCGTCCACCGAAACGCCCAAAGCATCAAACCTCATGGTCGTCTGGTTGGTCAGTGTCAAGACAAGCTGGTTCATGTTCATATTGAGCGCGCCGGACACGGACGCAAGCCGAACCACCTCATCATGCGTTTTAGCAAGTCCCAGTGACATAAAGTCGGTAGCGGACGCCATAAGCTCAGAGTCGGAGTATATGCCCTGAGTTGCCTCGCGCATATCGCCCAACAATGCCCGCGATGTAGTACCAATGGACGCCGTCAAGTTGTCAAAGCGTGATTGCAGATACTCCAATTCTGCTCCCTCGCGGGCTGTCTCGTAAACCTTCTTGACGGCCTGCACAACCTGTTGAGCTATGGCAATGCCCGAATTAAGGCCGGTTAGAACGCCGGCCCAGGAATCGCCAAAATTCTTTGAGCTTGCATCGGCCTTTTTGGTCGTGTCGCTCAGCTCGCCGATGTCTTTTCGGACATTCTTAATGTCGTCCGACGCCTTGTTTAGGGCATCTAATACGATTCGTAATCGCTCATTAGCCATCGTTTTTCCTCAGTTCATCAATGTCCAGCACGATGTCATACAGGTCTTCATGTTCCCGCTTCCATTTCGCCGCTTCGCCAGGCCTATTGCCGTTCCGGTAGTATTGTCTGTGAGCATGGTAGACGTTCATCACCATACGTAGTTTATGCATCAATCCAGCCGGCTGGTCATAAAGCCCGCCAGCAGCAGGTAAGGCGCCATACTGCTCGACTTGCAAGCCAAGGTCAAGTAGGTCTGGCAGCTCAGCCGTTTTGTCTCCGGCGGCGTAATCCGCAACGGCTATCAGGATAAAGGGTCGATATCATTCGCCTCGCTAATCATCTTCGCCAGGCATTCGGAGATCCAGCGGATTTTCCCTGGCTTCTCGTTATCAATGTCGTCCTGACTTAATTTTGGTTCCTGAAGGATACCCATATCAGACGCAACTCTTACGCAGTCACCGCGCCATACCACCATAAGCTGATCCGGCTTTGTCCGTGTTTTGTCTGCATACTCTTCCATCTGCTTTTGAGTGATCTCACTCAGGACGCACTTCCCAAAACGGTCATGTGTGTATTCTGGCATTTGTATTCCTTTCTATTAGACTAAAGCATTTATTCCGCTGGTCGTGTTGATTTTAAGCCAGTTGGCGAA